TCAATGGCAGACTTTACACGTAGCTCTACGCTAGCATCAACTGCTATCCTTAGAGGTTTTGTAGAGAATACATATTTGACTAACTACTCACCCAAGCTGGCTGATCCAAACGTGGTAGATTTTTCTGCACTTCAAAACATGAAGCCAAAGCAGATTATTCCAACTAACGGTAGTCCAGTTGGTGCAGTACAACAGCTACCTCCTGAATCTATTTCTACAGGTACAGTACCTTTGCTTGAGCACTTGCAGCTTATTAAAGAACAAGCTACAGGTATGTCTAAGGCGGCGCAAGGACTTAATGATACACTATATGTATCAGGAAACTCTGAACAAAAGCTTAGCGCTGTTCAATCAGCAGCACAAAAACGAATTCAGCATATTGCAAGACGCTTTGCTGAAACCGGATTTAAACGATTGATTGAAGGTGTGTACCATACAATTAAAACTTCAATGAAGGGTAACATACCTTATAATATGAACGGTCTTATTGAAACTGTTAATATTGATGCACTACCTTCAAGAATGGAAGTAGAAGTTTTCTTAGATATTGGGGAAAACTCTAATAGCTCAAAAATTGCAAAGCTATCTAAAGTAGGCGCGGAAATTTTACCTGCACTTAATCAGCAAGGTGCAGGTATGGTTGTAAAACCATCAGCACCTGCAGTGTTAGCTACTAAGCTTATTGAAGCTATGGATCTGGATAGTAATGATTTCCTTGAAGATTATACTACCGATCAGTTTAAAGAAAAGGCTGGCCAAGCAATTCAACAGCAATCGCAAGCAGTACAAGCAAAGCAACAAGCTGAGCAACGTAAAGCAGAAGCAGATATTGCACTATCAGAAGCTAATGTAAAATATACAGCAGCTCAAACAAAGAATACCTTTGATGATAATGCAAAACAGCTGGCTGTTGCAATTGATAAGCACTTTCAAGAATGGGCAGATATTGCAATTAAAGCAACTAAAGAGGGTGCTGAAATACCTGCACATCCAGAATATACCGATATTATAGCAATGGCGAGAAGCCTTTTAACAAACTCAGGAGGCCCTAATGGCAACAGTAACAATCAATAAATCAGGAGCAGGTGGTGCTCAATCTGGAACGGTAACAACTGCAGCCGGCGCTGGCGCTGGTAAAATTATCGTAACAAATGATAGCGATGCTGCAATTACATTTAATGTAGCTACCGCTGGAACCGTAGTTCAATCAGGCGTTCAATGTGCAGCTAAGTCTTATAAAATTGTAACAGGTCTTAATAATGGTGCACAAACATTAGTAAGCCTAACAACAGCTCATGGCACTGCAGCGCAGGTTAATGAAGTTGTTTATAACACTTTGATTGCTTAAAGACTATGGATAAATACCGTGAGACAGCCGAGAAGAGGCTGAGTAATAATAAATCATACGGTAATCATAAAATACATCCGGAAGAAATGGCGCGTCGTGCTCACGTACAAGGGCACTTCGCCGCCAAAGAACGGACTGAATTTTTTGATGAAGTATATGGTGAAGTCTTAGTTGACTTCTTTCTAGAGTGGCTCAAGACGGAGCCGCATGAAACTAAATCTCGAGAGTTCCTCTACTCTTCTGCTATGGCACTTGGTAGTGTCAAAGAGAAAATGATAAGCTTCGAGATGTATGGGAAAAATATCCCACACCTACAGGAGGATACGGATGAGACCGATTGACATCGATGCTCTAATTTTAAATTACAATGAAATGATTAACACCTTGGAATATGACTCCATGCGTAGTGCAGGTAAAGCTAAACTGAATGCAGATAAGCTACTAAACCTTCATGCGCTTGTTGAGCGATACACAAGGATTAAGAATTCCGAAAAGGCCCCTATAAAAAAGGAGGCTAAATAATGGAAGAAAATACCAAAGCAGAAATAGACTCTACCCCACCACAGGATGACTCTGTAGCAGAGGTTAATAATGATCAAACTGAAGATGCCCTGCTGGCTGACATCATAGCAAACTCCGAGTTTGTTGGATCTCTACCCGAGGAGCAGGTACCTGAGTTAGATCCGGACGAATCAGATGAAGAAGACCCAGAAACATCTGAGGAAGCCGTTAGCGAAGATGAAGAAGAAGATGTCGAGGAAGAAGAAGAAAATACAGAAGAAGAAGATGCCGACGAAGAGTCCGCTACCGATGAATCTGATGTATATGCTACGGAAGACCTTGATTTAGAAGCTAAGGTAGTTATCAAAGTTGATGGCGAATTTGCTGAAGTTTCTTTTGGTGATCTTATTAAAGGTTACTCTACTGAACAACATCTTTCTAAAAAGGGTCGAGAACTCGGTGACGCAAGAAAAGAGTTGGAAGATGAGTATCAAGAAAAAGTTAATGAGTTGGAAACAATGTCCAAAGCATCAGCTGCTGTACTGTACTCTAACGAACAAGAGTTAGCTGCAGAGTATCATGATCTTGAAGGCGCAATTGATAAAGCCCGAAAAGATGGTGATACATATGAAGTCAATGAACTAAAAGATAAACGAGAACAAGTCCAAAAGAATTACTGGGAAGCTCGCAACCAGCGGGAACAACTTGTAAAAGCTGTTTCTGCACAAGAGGCAACTAGTAATGAAAAAGAATGGAATGAGCAACTAGAATATTTTAATGAAACTATTCCTACGCTAATACCAGACTTTAATGAGGATACAGCAATTGCCATTCGGGAATTTGCTATTGAGGAAGGCATTGCTCCAGAAATTTTGGATTCAATTGCTGACCCAGCTATCGTTAAGTTTGTTGATGATTTTAGACGCCTTAAGCAAGGTGTATCTAAAGGTGCGGTTAAACGTAAATCAACTCCAACAAAGAAAGCTCCGCTTAGAAAAGCTAAAACAGTATCTAAGCAAAAGCAAGACGCAGCAGAACAAAAACGTAAGCGCGCATTAAGCGGCAACGCATCTGCTGAAGAACAACAGGACTTTCTTAGAACTCTTGCCGAACGCTCCTTAAACATGTAATACCTAGGAGGGTATAATCAATGGCTAATAATCTTGGTGTTCGCGGCACCGGAGGTCCACAGGGACCAGCACGCGGAACTGGCAAAGATGTCTCACAGCGTGAGGATCTTGCAAACTTCATCACAATGATCACTCGTGATGAAACTCCTTTTATGTCGTCTATCGGCAAAGCTAAAGCAACAGCAATCTACCATGAGTGGCAGACAGATCAGCTCGAAGCTCCAGGTAATTCACGCATTGGTGAAGGTACAGACTTTATCGCACCAACTGCTGATGGTTCTGGTGGTACCGGCGCAACTCCAGCAACTGGCAATAAGTTCGCAGTATCTGGTCCATACCGTACACGTTTGGGTAACTACACTCAGATTAACGGTAAAACAATTGCCGTATCAGGTACACGCCGTGCAGTAGATCAGGCAGGTGTTGCTGACGAATACGCATACCAGCTAAAGAAGCGCGGTACAGAACTACGCCGTGATGTTGAATTTGATATGATTCACTCATATAACGTTTCTAATGCCACTGGCGTACAGAACGCTAATGCTCGTTCAGCTGGTGGTTACCAGTCATTCATCAACTCAGCAACTACTTGTAACTATGTAGGCGAGTTTGAAGCACCTTCAGCTTCTTCCTCTAATGCTGGTACTGATGCTGATGGTACTGCAACTGTTCGCGGTTCAATCAACGGCGGCACTACTGCACCAGCACGTGGAACTCTTGCACTAACAGACATCGACGCTGTTATGCAAAAAATCTACGAGCAAGGCGGTAAAGCTACTAAAGTTATGCTTTCACCAAAACTGCGCCGTGACTTCTCAGACCTAATGGTTTCAGATACTGGTGTTGTACGTAACATTGATGCTGGTGGTCAACTCCGTCAGTCTGTTGATGTGTACATGTCAGACTTTGGTGATCTTATGGTAGTTCCTAACTACGTAATGGGTCTGTCAAACGCTGTCGCACTTAAAGGTGATAATGGTACTGCCTTCTCTGGTGCCGGTATTCCTGATGTTGCTGACTTTGCTGCATTGATCTATGATCCAATGTGGTTTGCTGTAGCAACTCTGCGTCCTATGCAGGAAGTAGATGTAGGCCAACAGGGTGACTCAACCAAAGGAATGATGGTTGAAGAGTGCACCTTGGAAGTACGTAACCCACTGGGTTGTGGTGCTATCTACGGTCTTAACTAGACTATTTGTTAGGGGAGGTCTTCGGGCTTCCCCTTTCTTTTTATAGGAGGTTTATATGCCAAAGGTTGGTGATAAAGAATTTAAATATAATAAGTACGGAATGGAAGCTGCTAAAAAGTATGCTGATAAAACCGGAAAAGATATTGAGTATAAGGCAATGGGCGGCAACGTAGCTGGCTATTACAACAAGGGTGGTAAAGTAGCAGGATGTGGTCCGGCTATGAATAACCCAATGAAAAAATAAATAAACAGGAGATAAGTAAATGCTAGTTATTCAACTTGCTAATGGGAATACTTACCCAGCTGATAGATGTGTGTGGCGCGTAGATGAAGCCACTAATAAGATTACTCACTTTACACCTAATGCGGGTTCAGTCGCTGTCGGTTCGGCACCAACTGCTGTCGGGTCTACTGGCGCACGCTTAGGTTATATCAAAGCAGGACGCTTTGCACCGTATACACAATCGCCATAAAGGAGTTTTGAGGACATGAGCAAAGAGACAGATTTTAAATTTCGTAGTGCTACAGTAAAAGCAGACGAAGGTATTCATGCTGGCTTTGACCTGAGTTCAGGTGATTGGCAAGCAACACAAGATATTACTCAATATAAAGAACAAGCTAAAATGGATCGCGACCGTCAGGAATATTTCGGTCACAAAAAAGGTGGCTATCGTAAGATGGCAACTATTCCCGATATTGTTGCAATTAAGATTTTGCAAGAACATCATTTAGATTTACATGACCCTGGGTTTATGAATGATCCAAATAATATGAAACGGTTGAGAACTATTTTGCAAACTGAATACAGAGATCTCTTGGTAAATACTTAATTAGGAGACCTGATATGGCAATAACCTATAATGAATTAGTGGCGCTTGTTCGTACCTGGTCTAACAGGGATGAAGAGGTTGTTAGTGATGCGATTATTAAGGATGGACTTAAGTATGCTGCAGATAAAGCATATCGCTCACTACGCGTACCTCCGCTAGAAAACGTAGCAGTATACGAAAAAACATTACTTGAGTCGGCAACAACAGCAACATCAGGTGTTAACCCAAGTAAAACAGAAATACAATTACCTTACGATTTGGTTGAATTTATTCAAATTAAAGAGGTAGACACTTCCGGTGCAGCTATTAGAGTATTTAATGAAAAGCTAGATGTACGTACCTTTAACGATCCATCAGCAGAAAAATACTCAACAAATAATTACTGGACGCGGGAAAGAAATGTAGTATACCTTACACCTGGCTTTGGTTTTTCAAATCAAGGATCAGATGCTAATAGTATGGAACTTTATTATTACCGTAGACTACCAGCACTTAACGCTGTTTACTCCGTAACAGTGCTTAACTATAATGCCGGCTTTCTTACAACAACTGGCGCAGGATCTGGTGTAGCTAATTCTAAACAATTATATTTTAATAGTAATACAGGTACAACAGCCTACGCTACTCAAAGCGCTGCGCAAGCTGCAAATCCGGCTGGTACTGTAACTGCTACTTATTATATTGGTATTGCAACACCTAATTGGCTGCGCGATGAAAACCAACGTGTTCTTTTATTTGGAGCGCTAGCAGAAGTTTTTGCATATGTGCAAGATGATGATCAAGCTGCAAAATATTTAGCAATGTTTAAAAACGAAATTGCAGAACTTAACGATGAAGATGCTAAACGTAATGCATCAGGTGGAAACCTACAAATTAACTTTAACGGGCGAGGCTTAATATAATGACAACACCAGCAAGGCCCGGACAATTTACGGGTGCAACCGATAATGCTGCCAACGGTGGCTTATTTACAGATACACTAATTGATGGTATTCCTGATATTGTAGGCGCAGACGTTCTAGCAGCTGAAACAGCGGCAACTAATGCTAAAGCATCAGAAACAGCGGCGGCCACTAGTGCAACTAACGCTAGTACTTCAGAAACTAATGCGGCAACTAGTGCTACAGCAAGTGCAAACTCAGCTACTGCTAGTGCAAACAGTGCAACAGCGGCGGCTAATTCAGCTTCGACTACAGCGGCTGATGCGGCAACGGCAACAACTAAAGCGGCAGAAGCAAGTACTTCAGCAACTAACGCGGCGGCTTCACAAACTGCAGCGGCTAACTCTGCAACTTCAGCAGCATCAAGTGCTACATCAGCAACTGGTTCTGCTAACAGCGCAACAACTTCAGCTTCAGCGGCGGCAAATAGTGCAACAGCTAGTGCTAGCAGTGCTACAGCTTCGGCTAACTCGGCTACAGCTGCAGCTACTTCTGAAACTAATGCAGCAACTTCAGAAACTAATGCAGGTAACAGTGCAACATCGGCATCTAGTTCAGCCTCAACAGCTACTACTCAAGCTAACAATGCGGCAACTAGTGCTTCAACAGCAAGCACTCAAGCTACAAATGCTGGTAACTCGGCTACAGCGGCTGCAAGTTCAGCTACAGATGCACAAGGTTCTGAAGATGAAGCAGAAGCATGGGCACAAAAAATTAATGGAGAAGCAGTTACAGGTGAAGGCTATTCATCTAAAGCATGGGCAACAGGTGGTACAGGCGTAAGCCAAGCCTCAGGTGCTGGTAATGCTAAAGACTGGGCAACTGAGACATCTTCTACAGCAGATAACACAGAGTACTCAGCTAAAGAATATGCAGTAGGTATACAAACAGGTAACACATCTGGTTCATCAAAACAATGGGCTTTAGGTGGCGGTAACTTTGTTATGTCCACACCTGTTACAGGCTCAGGTGGAACAGCTAAATATTCAGCTAAGTATTGGGCAGACCAAGCGGCTAGCTCAGTAGCTAACTTTGATGAAAAGTATTACGGTAACTATGCTACAGATGCGGCGGCAGAAAATGCACATGAAGCAGCTGGTAAAACAGTAACCGTAGGTGACTTGTATTATAATACAACAGATAACGCAGTTAAATATTGTTCAGTAGCACCATCAGGTACAGGAGCGCCAGTAGGTACGTGGTTACCTATTCAAGCAACTGACACTAGTAGTTTTGCTACAAAAGGATTTTCAATTGCAATGTCAATTGCACTATAGGAGAAAGATATGGCACAAAACTTTAGACGCTATATAGAAAGAGCCATCGGAACTTCGGCAACTGACATTCCAGATGGAGCTAACTTTGATTCGTATGATACTATCGTAGGAATTAACCTTGCCAATATTGTGGCACAACAGATACTTGTTTCTGTTTACATTTCAAACGGTGGTAATAACTACTACCTTATTAAAGATGCACCTATTCCAGCAGGAAGTTCACTTCAGCTTCTTGATGGCGGTGCTAAGTTTGTAGTACAGTCAGGTGATAGGCTTAATATTATATCAGACACTGCAAGTTCAGTCGATGTAGTTGTATCTGCCGTTGATGACATTAGTAGCTAGAGGAGGGTGATATGGGTTACATTGGTAATCAAGCAAGTTCAAACTTTTCTTCACTAGCTAAACAAGCTATTACAGGTAACGGTGGAGCTAGTTATACACTTACTACAGCTGTAGCAAACGCTAATGAGCTTGAAGTATTTGTAAACAACGTTAGACAAGAACCAGCAGTAGCATATAATGTTTCTGGAACAGCACTTACTATGACAGGTAACGTAGCAAGCACAGATGACTTTTATGTAGTGTATCAAGGTAAAGCTGTACAAACAACTACACCTCCTGCAAACACTGCTGCAGCACCTAGTGCTGTAGGATCATTTCTTGGTGATGCTGGAACTGCACTCGGTAACATTATTAGAGTACATGAAAAAGAACTAAACACTTCAGTAACAGTAGCCGCAAACACTAATGGTATGTGTGCTGGTCCATTAACCCTAGCTTCAAGAGTCGTTATCACCGTTAGTGCTGGTGCGACATTGGTGGTAACATGAGTACAGTACATTGTAATACAGTACAAACTAGTTCTGGTGGTGCAGTTACGCTAACTAAGCAGAGTGCGGCAAAAGCGTGGTGTAATTTTAATAGTACAGGTACATTGGCAATCAGAGAAACGCTAAATATTTCGTCAATCACAGACAATAACACAGGTCACTATACAGCAAATTTTACTAATTCTATGAGTGATGCAGATTATGCACCAAATGGTTCGGGTCAAAATAGTTCAAACACCGCTATAGGATT